ACCTGACAACATAGCAGGAGCAACTGCTGTAGATGGCGGCTGAATAACTCGTTGTGTAATTTCAGTTTGATTAATATTCTTGTTAGTTAACTCACCTTGATGAATGTTTGTATTAACTGAGTTATTTTTATTTATGTTAGTGGCAGTACTTGTACTTGTAGAAGTGTTGATATTACGGTTAATCATATCTCCGGTATTAACATTATTGTTAGTAGCTGTGCTAGTGCTAACATTGTTGTTATTTATAGTAGCTGTACTTGAACTGACATTATTGTTATTGTATGTCATTGTACCAGTATTTTCGTTTTTGTTAATATTGGTATTATTACTTGTACTTGTGCTGACATTGTTGTTATTGTATGTCGTCGTTCCAGAGTTAATGTTGTTATTGGTATAAGTCATTGACCCTGAATTCACATTGTTGTTGTTAATAGTACTGGTTCCTGAGTTGATATTGTTATTGGTGTTGACGCTAGTACTAGTATTAGTGCTGTTACTATTAACTGTAGCAGTGCTGTTACTATTGCTATTACTATTTGGTATTACTATTTGAAGTTACTGTACTAGTACTATTGCTGGTGCTGTTTGTGTCAACCAAAGCTTTACTATCATAAGTTCCCTGATTGATCAGGGAAGTGTTATTTGTTGTGGTTCTGCCTGTGGTACTACTTGTACTAGTATTTGTAGTTTGGGCAATTGCACCCGTCACAAAAGCAATAGCCAATGCTATTATGGTCTTTTTCATCTTTCTTTCCTTATTGTTATTTTTTGAGTAAAAGATTGTTTTTACTATTGATATTTATCAGGAAATGGGCTAATAAAAGTATGTAGATAAATAAATAAAAAGGGGAAACAACTATGAGTTGGTTTAAACACAAGCCCAGAACTAAAACGCCTCAAACTTCATGCACATCATACAAGTCCTATAGCAGAGAAGATCTGAGGATGATCCATAATGAACTCACTCAATTCACTATGATAACCACAATTCATTACATAATGAACATTATGTTTATATCTGTCATGCATACTCATTGCACTAGGTGCATGATGTCCTGCAAACACAACACTCTTATCTTTCATATCAACCAACACTTGCTTCAAATAACTTAATGTTTGTTGATGACGGTGCATTGTATGTGCTGGTCGTAACTTAGTATATCCATGCTCATCATTGCGAATAACACGATAATCACTCATCATATCAGCCAATGCATGTAATGTTAGTGGATCACCTTTATTACAATCAGTCCATAAGGTAGCACCGATAAAGGACACTTCATTGATAACCTTGATATCGTTCTAAAGGAAGTAAATGTTTGGATAAAGAGAACATGCTTCACAAAGGTGATCTAAGCTTGCTTTCCATTTTCCGTGATAAAACTCATGGTTGCCTGCAATATAAACAACATGAGGGAACTCATTGCTTACTCTACTGAGAAAGTCACGGAATCGTTTAATTTTTCGTTCATAGCCATTTATATGCTGAATTATTTTTTCGGTAACGCTTACTTGCTTTACCTTTTGTTGCAAAGTATTTTTCTTCAAACTTATTATATACTACATCATAGTCATAACTCTCGTTAAGAGCATCACTCAAATCATCTTTGTGATCCTCATCACTCCAATATTCATATTGTGCTTTCTTAATCTTGCTTACACCAATCTCACGGGTGCGGCCCCATATACGAATAGTATTCTTTTAATGAATCATCTTCCTCATCTGCCGCTTCTACTAATGCAGTTAATGCTTCCTCATCAGACACATCGTCATCAGTTTCAGCAAGCATAGCATCAATTTCTGCCATGCGTTTATTTTTGGCTTTTTCTTCTACTACACCGTGTTCGGTTAGCTTAAGGTCTGATCCGCACATTGGGCAAACATGCCTAGCCTCATCAAACGCATTTCCCGCATCATCTTCCCATTGCCAATCAGCATCGTATGATTGACCTTTCCATTTGCACTTAGTACATTTGTGAGTTGGTTCTGGATCCTTATCGGCTTCTACCCAACTAGATTCACCATCTAATTCATATGTGACTTCGTAACCACCTTTACGGTCAGTCCAGCAATCATCATACTGAAACTCCCAATCAATGTCAATATCATTATCCATAGAGTCATTGAATACATCTTCATAGTCAACTTCACCTGATTCAATATCAGCAAGTTTCTGTGCAATTTCATCTTCATCCAAGTCAGGATAAATCTCAAACTCTGAGTCAAGTTCAATGGCATATTGTCTATCATGTGAATGCCATTCGTGTTTAACTATTGTTACGATTTTGCGCCTCCTTAGCGTTCTTATAAATCTTTTGGACTAAATCAACTATAGGGCGGATTATCCATCCTCCCCATATGATGCCGCATATTAAATATGCAAACTCATTTAATGTCATTCTTCATCTCCAATTCCAAAATGACGTTTAACTGCTTTACTGGTGTTCCACCCGATATTCTCAAAAAGATTTTTCTCAATCACCGTGGTACATTCTTGTAGTGGCTTCCCACTTATCTCGTCTCGCCCCAAGTCCGTAGATTTCAAGTTCTAATTCGTTCGTTCATTTGTAAAAACGAACAAAGTGAGGGAAACGCAAACTGTAAGTACCATCTTGGTTCTGTGTAATCACATCACACAATACTTCAGCAGTTCGACCAATGACCAGATTGCGATTAGTCCAGTAATCATCTCGATCACCATCACTAAAGCCACTACCCACATTGACTGTAATTTCTTTCCCGTCGTCAACTCCATGACAAACCAGTGCTCCAAGTCTTCCCAAGTTTCTACCAGTACCTATTCAACACCTACGACCTCCAAGTCTACGGTTAACGTTGGCTTCCATTTCATCCAGTCCTTACTGCGCTTACAAATATATAGAGCTTCTAATTCTTTAATCATAATGCCCTCGAACCCTGCAATAACATTGTCCTTAGCATATCGTTCAAGCTGATCTTTACCTGCGTCTGTATCTAAGTCAACCATGATGTGAGGCAACAACTCAACGTTAGGTAATGTATCAACTACCGGACGCATAGCATCTAATAGTGCAATACGCTTACGCAATTGTGCATTCCAATGTCCTTCACGGAAATCACGTAATGGAAAAATATCAAAGATAACACTATCATCCGCTTGCACATCGGTCTTACGGCGTGCTTGTCGCATCAGTTCTTGGAATGTATTACCAATCACTTTACCATCTAATACAAAGCCATCAATCAAACTACGACCTTGATCGGTACCATTACAAGCACGAACAATCTTAATATAGTTATCACTAACTTGTTGTTCAATGTGTGTAAAGTTATCAAATACTTTGCCGTTGCGCCTGTAACAGACAGTAGTGATGCCCTCACTTGCACCGTGGATTACAAACAACAATACCCGCACACCATCAAGCTTGGGCTCTAAACGCTTAGTGCCCTTCATCTCTCGTCGACCTTCGCTATTTGTTGCTAGTTGACAACCAAATACAGGGATTTCATAATCTGTTTTCTTACAGATTTTGTTAATTGTCTTGTCACTAATACCTGCTCGTAAATCTCTACGAATAACAGGAGCACAGAATGTATTCCATTCTTCACTGTTAAACCGTTCACTCATTCCATTGATAGCATCAAGTGCGGCATTCCCTGTCAAATCACGATGTGACAATAATGTAAGCAATGTATTAAAATCACTCCAAGGATTTTCTGCATCAACGATACCGACTGTATCAGGTACTTTACGCACACCAAATGTTACATAGGGATTATACTTAGTTAATCCTAGAAAAATTTGTGCATTAGTGCTACCAAGGACACTTGCCTCTAATGCTTGTTTGATAACATCTTCCTTATGCAGGTGACTATCTGATTCGTTTAGTTTATTAATCCAACTTGCTGACATTTTTTATCCTGAGAATGGCCACGCTGTTGTTGCTACAAAAGGTGGACGGGGTTTAAGTTCTACTGTTTCAATGACTTCATTATACACATCTTCGTCAATTTTGTCAACTGTATAAGTAAATGGTCACACTACCATAGTCAACTTTATGGGCACCATCATATAACCAAGCTACACCCGATCTGTCAAATTCATCATTTGGGTCACCGTCATTCCAACATTGTTCAATCTGTTCTTTTTCTTCTTTCAGTAAAACTATCAT